CAACGGCCTTACCTCGTGATGCACGGGCTGATGCTGGGATGGCTTGGAACACGCAATTATTACTCATTTCAATTTCCATTGCAGTCTCCCGCACAATTTCCGTGGCAAGAGGACTGGCAGTAATTAGTTGCCTGATATTATTAAGTGCAATCTTTGCTTGTTGCAAATCGTTCGCAACAGTGACAATGTACCACTTCTCTCCTTTCCGTACTCTTTTCATATAGATAGGCGCCTTGACAAAACACATGTAGGCAGCACATAGCGCAGCCATAAACGTTTTAGAACTGCGCCTTCCCATTGCCCATATTGAATGATTGATATTGTTTTCAAACAAATCATCTAAGATTTCTCGTTGCTTAGGCCATAAATTAATACCTAGGGCATGTTGTGCAAAGTCTGAGCAAGAAAGCTTCATACGACTAATGTATCAATGGGGCGGAGATGTTCTTTGGGTACGAAATATGCAGGGCGGCCTCCTGCTGGATCAGCCCAGAACTTTTCTTGCATAGCCTCTCCCCCATGGATCCATCCATGAATAAGAGTGGTCTTGTCTTGAATTGTAACCAACACATATTTCTTTTCCGCTGGTTCATTCTTTTGCACAATTAAATCGTATTGATGACGGCTTCTTGTTTTAACGTCGATGCCCGGAAGGTCGCATGATCCACGCTTGGCTTCTGTTTCCTTGTAGACCAAATCTTTCATGCCAAGATGCGAGGCCACTGCCAGTTCCCCTGCGGCACCGAGCAAATGAATTTCTAGGGCTTTACTGCCAAACGAAGCACCACCATTCCGTCCGCGAAGGCGTTGAGCCTCGTTCACGGATTGCCGACGCATGCCTTCTTCCATTGCGGCTTGTCTTTCTTCTGCAGTAAAAACAAAGGAAATGGGGGATGGCATGGGAAAAGTAGTGTCAGGGCCACTATAGCCACTGCTAGCATATCAGTAGCCACACAATAGAGCAATGTCAGAAGAAATCTTGGACTTAGGGCATGCGGATGAAGGTGGTCTGCGTTCAGACGGGCTGATGAACGTGCTGACTGGCATGGGCAGTGGTCGGGACAAAAGCCAGTACACCTCTACCAAGGCCATCACTTTCCTGGCGCAGGAGGAGCTGGAATCACTCTATGGGGAATGGCTGCCAAGGCGCATCATCGACATCTATGCCGAGCAGTCCACTCGCAAGGGCTTCAAGGTGTTGTTTGGCGGAGAAGGGCCAAAGGCTGAGGAAGTAGTGGGCGTTGAGCAGGTCATTGAAGATTTGTACATCCTTGAAAGCTTGATGCTGGCCTCTAAGAATTCCAGGCTGTATGGTGGCGCTGTCATTTTGATGTACATCGACGATGGACGCAAGGCAGACCAGCCAGTAGACAAGAGAAACATCTATAAAGTTGAAGGCCTAGAAGTATTAGATAGGTATCAAATTGCACCAGTCATCACTGAAGCCAATATCTACGACTATTCCAAGGCCACTCACTATCAAATTATTGCTGGCGATTTAATCAACCAGCCCAACCTCACCTACATCCACAAAGATAGAATACTACGCCTGGATGGTGACTGGCTGCCCTATCGCATTAGGCAGCGTAACTATGGATGGGGAATGAGCAATTTGCAAGTGATTTACGATAGCTTCCGCCACTATTGGACTGGCCTGAACTCTGCCGCTACGTTGCTCACGGAATTTGACATCTTTGTGCATAAGATTCGCGGGCTTGCTGCAATGCTTGGCGCAGGCAAGGAAAGCCAAGTGAAGGATAGGCTTGTCGTCAATGACATGAGCAAGAGCATCTATCGTGGCTATGCAATTGACGCAGAGAAAGAAGAGCTTGAATTCATTAGCCGCAATTTTAATGGCATTGGAGAAATCCTAGAGAAGCTCCGCATTGATATTATTGGTGCTTCCAAAATCCCTCACACACTATTGTTTGGTGAAAGCCCTGGCGGGCTTGGTTCCACTGGTCGCAGTGAAGAGCGTGACTTTGCCAAAACCCTAGCGGATTACCAAACGGCCACTTTCAAGCGCCCGCTTAAACAGCTCATTGAATACATCCTGCTTAGCAAGACTGGCCCGACCAATGGCAAGCTTCCAGAATCATGGCGCATCCATTTCAATGACTTGTACGAACTGAACGAACGCGAGAAGGCCGACGTGAGAGCGCGTGTGGCTGCCGTAGATGGCCGCTACATCCAACTTGGCGTTCTACATCCACAAGAGGTGGCAGATGCTCGCTACGGAGGCTCTGAGTGGTCAATGGAACTCACTCTCGACACATCACTTCCTCGTGAGCTTCCCATGCAAGGGCAGAGTGGAGGGCAGAGTCAGGGGCAAAATAAACTGGCTGTGCCTCCCGGTGGTCGCGATCCTCTCAACGAAGAGAATGGCACTCTTCCAATGGACGGCAGTAGGGAAGTGGAAGATAGTGCTGGGCTATTCCTTCCTCATGATCTAGAGAAAGTTCGTGGCGACATTGCATTTAAAGACAAAGACTTGCATCAGCAAGCAATTGCAACAGCAAAAAATAAATTCAAGGTATGGCCTAGCGCCTATGCCAGTGCCTATATGGTCAAGCTATACAAAGAACTGTACAAGCGCAAGCATGGTTCTTCTGGCGGAGCATTTAGCAATAAAGACGGCGAGGAAGTGCACGCTGATGATCTTGAGCAATGGTTCAAGGAAGAGTGGGTGAGGATTGGCGCCAATGGGGAAATCCTTGGTGAATGCGGCGGGCGTGAAGAAAAAGAAGGCAAGCCCAAATGCCTGCCAAAAGCAAAAGCAGAAGCAATGAGCAATGAAGAGCGTCAAACAATTGTCGCTCGCAAGCGCAAGTCAGATCCCAATCCTGAGCGTAAGGGACCAGCAAAAATGGTTAGCAGCAAAGTAGATGCCAAAGACCCATCCGCACATTCCTATACCACAAAGCAAGAAGCACTCAACACAGCGGAAAAGATTGGCTGCACAGGCTTTCATCAGGAGGAAGGGGAAGATGGTCCTATTTTCATGCCATGCTCCACTCATGCAATATTCCTTGAAAAGCATGAAGAATTCTTAGCAAGCAAGAATGATGCAATCGACCCATTGAAAACTTCCGGCTTTCTATTGAGTGATGATGAAGAAGCGGCTTTTGTTTCACCTGAAGACATTGATGCTGCATTGAACCAATGGAAAGAACTAGCTCCAGAAAGGTTCAAGGATTTACTGGAGGCTGAAGATGTCCAGCCTTTTTGATGTTTCATCATTTGCTGAAACCATCCTTGCCAGTGAAACGCGCTTTGATGCTGAGTGGTCCTACGATCCAATCAGCGGGCGTTATCGCGGGGAGAATGGTCGCTTCCTGAGTCAAAAGGCCATTGAAGCATTGATAGACGGAAGGATAAACAAACTGAGCGCACAACTCAAGGACTTTACCAATCGTCTCATTGATGGCTCTATAACCATCAATCAATGGCAAGGTAGTGTTCGTGAAGCCCTCAAGCCTGCTCACATTCAAGCAACAATGGTTGGGGCTGGTGGTAAGGCTGCCATCTCCCAGGCGGATTATGGCCGCATTGGACAGAAACTGCGAGGTGAATATGCCTACCTGCAAAAGTTTGCTTCTGGCTTGCTGGCTAATAGTATTTCACCTCCGATGGCCCTCGCCCGTATTGGGCTTTATGCCGAAAGCGTAAGAGCATCATTCTGGGAGGGCACTGCCATTAGGCAAGGACGACAAGGCTACTCTTTGATGCAGCGCATCCTGGACAGCCAAGCAGCGCACTGTGATGATTGCTTGGGCTACTCGGCTCGTGGCATCGTTCCCATCGGCAGTCTTCCTCTGCCAGGCCAGCGTTGTGCCTGTCGCGCAAGGTGCCGTTGTTCTGTGCGCTACCTAAGGCAACAGGCTCCAGTGGTTTCCGTTTGATTCTGCCACTATCATCGGAAAGATTCCGACTTTCCCGATGAAAAAGATCCTGTACTGTGGTGACGCATTCGTAGAAACGGGCTTTGGCCGAGTGGCTGAAAACCTGCTTCCAGCACTGGCCGAAGAGTATGAAGTGGTGGTAATGTCTACCAACTACCACGGCGACCCCCATCCAGAAGCAAAGAAGTATAAGGTGTATCCGGCCCTGCTGCATGGCTCAGATCCATTTGGCTCCCATCGCATTGCCGAAATCATCCAGCGTGAAAAGCCCGATTTGATTTGGGTTACCAACGATATTTGGATTGCCATCAACCTTTGGAATCAAGCCAAGCCCCTTCAAGAGCAATTTGGTTTCAAGTGGTTTGTTTACACCCCCATTGATTCTTATGGGCTCTTTCCCTCGTTGGCGGCTCCAATGATGGAATGGGATGGCTTGGCCACCTACACAGAATTTGCGGCGAAAGAATTAAGACTTGCGGGGTATGACAAGCATGTTGATGTGGTTGGTCATGGCACTGACTTTACAAAGTTTTTTCCAATGGACAAAGCAGAATGCCGGAAAGAGCTAGGAGTGCCAGAAGATGTCTTTATTGTCTTCAATGGCAATCGCAATCAACCGCGCAAGCGTATTGATTTAACTATCAAGGGATTCATTGAATTCGCCAAAGATAAGCCTGATGCGCGTCTATGGCTGCACATGGGAGCAAAGGACATGGGATGGCCCATTGTTGAGCTTTTCAAGCGAGTGGCGCGTGACGCTGGATATGATGCCACTGGCAAGCTCATTCTTACCAGCCCCGACTTTTCCATTGACAACTGCCTTCCTGTTGAGCAGTTGAACAAAGTGTACAACGCAGTGGACGTTGGCGTGAACACTTGCATTGGCGAAGGGTGGGGCCTAGTTAATACTGAACATGCTGCAACTGGCGTGGCGCAAGTGGTGCCCAACCACACGAGCTTGAAGGAAATCTTTCATAACCAGCCCCGCATAGAGATTGAAAGCTGGGAAGTGGATTGCAACTATGGTCTTGACCGAGGACAGCCATCCCCAATAGATATGGCAGACATCCTCAATGTTTATTACTACGACCGAGAAAAATTGGCCGAGATGGGGGCACAGTGCTGGGAGCTGGTGCATCGGGAGCACATGACCTGGCCTTACATTGGCGATCAAATGCTTGACATTGTTGAACGCACACTTGCAATCAAGAAAGATGACAAAGCCGAAGACATTCTTCCTACCGTGAGGATTGACTAATGCCAATTTCACAAATCTTTCTTTCTGATGCTGAGGATCAAGAACTTTCTCCTTTCTTGCGGCATGCTACTGGCACAGTACAGGGAGCTTTTCCCAATGAAGAACACACCATCTACAACAAAGAAACACTGCGGCAGTTCATAGCTGACAACTATGATCTTGATGTGCTGTGGGCTTATGATTCTTTGTGCCCCTATTCTTACAAGGCTGACCTTGGCCGGTTCTGCCTGCTAAACAAGCTTGGTGGTTGGTATTTTGATATTGCCATCAGAGCCGTCAATCCAGTGGCATTGAGCGACCGCATTGAATTCTTGGCCTTCCGGGACATTCAACGCTTCAGCTACACTTCCTGGGCATGCGCCACGACTGTCCTCTATTCCAAGCCAGGCAATCCTTCGCTGGTTACTGCCATTGAAATGATTGTGAACAATTGTCACGAACAATACTACGGCATCACGCCATTGTGTCCCACTGGCCCTACACTTCTTGGTGCAGCATTAGCGGCAAATGGCGGCAATGTCAATCACGTTTTTGGTGATTATTTGGAACTCACTCCCACGCACGAACAGAAGAACCGAGCGTTCATTCTTCCCGATGGCACAATCATGGCATGGAGCAAGCCCTCCGGCGGTGGTGACCTCACTGGAGTGGGAGCCAAAGGCGTGAACAATTACAACGAGCTATGGCATGCGCGGAAGGTGTATGCAACCCTCTGACTTGCAAATGTATGCAGTGTGCATGCACGACATGCCGCTGAAATTTGCTTCACAGACCAACATGCAAGTGGTCATTGCCAATGCTTGCAAGCTCACCATAGAGCAGCGCACCTTTCATGAAATCCAAGGCCATCTTCTTGATGACGAAGGCCATAGCATTTCAATGCTCAATCCATGGTGGGGAGAACTCACGGCAGTGTATTGGCTAATGCTTAATAGCAATGCACAGCTCATCGGCAACTGCCAGTATCGAAGGTTTTGGGATGAAGATGCACTTGCTCGTGCTGATGAGCGCGTGTTGTACACTTCCGAACCCTGCGCTTTTAATTGCTCTCTTGCCACTCAGTTCAGGGGAGGCCATTCCTTTCCTGGCATTGAAATGACGATGGCATTGGCAGAAGCTGGCAAGCTTCCTTTCTCTGCGGAAGAGATGGCTGCCGTGTGGAACCAGAACGTGTTCCAAGGCGGCCCGATGCTGTTTGGTCCTAGGCAGTCCTACGAGCGCGTGATGAACAGGCTCTTCGATTGCCTGTGGCCCATCTGGGAGGAGTTCAAGGAGCCCATCATGACGCTACAAGG